GCCTGTATTACCCCCAAGTAGGCAGAACCAAACAGAACCGAACTTGGTTCAACCAAAATTAGATCAGGGTGGTCATGTTTGGCCCCGATTGGAAACAGCGCGGAGGGGGGATAGTGAGGGTAGCCATGGTCCGGCCGCTGCCGAATGGTTGCGAGATGTTTATGGGATGACGCTCAGGCCGTGGCAGGCGTATGCGCTTGATCGGGCCCTCGAGTATGACAAGGATGGCCTCATTTGGGCAAGCGTGATTATTACGGTCGGCAGGCAGTCAGGAAAGAGCTGGCTATCGCGTGCCGTGTGCATGTGGCGTCTACACAATGCCGAGTTGTTTGGTGAGGAGCAAACCATTATCCATGTGGCGAATAAGCGGGAAACGGCTATGGAAGTTATCCGGCCGGCGATGCAATGGGCCGTAGAAAAGTACGGACAGAAAGCAGCCAGGTGGGGCAACACAATGGCCGGGATTAACATCCCTAGCGGACGGTGGATTATCCACGCGGCTAACGAATCCGCCGGCGTCGGCTATTCCGCCGGGATGGTGTTCGCTGATGAGGCTTGGAAAATTGAACGACGTGTGATCGAGGACAGCCTAGCCCCGACGATGGCCGAACGTAACCAACCCCAATTGTGGCTAGTGTCGACGGCCGGGGATTCCTCAAGCGAACTAATGCTTAGCGCTAGGGCCCGGGCGATAGATAACCTGAACACACCGACGTCGGAGCTGCTGCTGGAATGGTCGGCGCCACCCGATGCAGACCCCGACCTAGTATCCACCTGGCAATGGGGCAGTCCCGAATGGTCAGAAAAGCGAGAAAAGTTTCTACGGCAGCAATGGGAACGGATTGACCCCGGAGCATTTAAGCGCGAATACCTGAACCAATGGATCGTCAAAGATAACCATTGGATGGGCTCTGGGGTGTGGGATACGTGCGAGGATCCGGAGCTGGTGCTTGACGTGAACCAGCATTGGGCCGTCGCCTGTGAGTCAGACTTTGACGGGACGAGCCACGCGGTCGCGATCGCTTGGGTAACGGGTGAGAATCTAATTGCCGTAAAGGTGACTACACACCGGACCATAAAGGATGTCGACGAAAGGCTAGCCGAGATACGGGCAATGAATCCTGACTTGCATGTGCAGATTACGCCGTCATATATCGACCGGCTCACCTCACATACCGATGGGATCGTCGGGCAGCGGGAGGCACAGATTGCCACGCAGGTTATGTTGGACGCGTTCAATCGCTGCACGATCCGGCACGACGGAGACCTCGCACTACTCGACCAATTCACTAGGTCGACGATCAGTAAGCGCTCCGGCGGGTGGGTGCTCTCAAGTGTTGCCGGATCCGGTGGGGTCTATGCGGCCCGCGCCGTCATGTTTGCCCTGGCGCAAATAACTAAGCAACCTAAACCGCGGCCCATGATCTACTCACGGACCGCGACACGCCGATAACCCCGACATCCGTCGGGACTAGGTTTCATGTGCTAAGCGGGAGAGAATTCGGGCGTGGTCTCACTCTCCCGTGGGCTTCGCATAGTCGGAGCATCCCAAGCAATCAACAGCGATGTCCAGGCAGCGTCGAAGATGGTCGCGGATGCTCCGACCGTGCGGGAGGCTAACGCTCTCCTAGCATCTATCACGGCGTCCGGCCCGTACCGTTCTGTGATCTCAAGCGCGTACCAAGTCCCGGCCTACGTCAAAGCCCTAAAAACTTATTCACACACCATCGCCACGTTCCCGCTCAGGGAGTATGTCGGCATCGACCAGGTAGTGGCCCGCTCATTCCTCAACCAGCCCAGCACCATCGGCACCTACTGGTCACAAATGACACGCCTAGTGGAAGATCTCCTGCAATACGACACCGCCTACTGGTACGTCACTAGCCGGACTTGGGACGGATTCCCCGCAAGTATTGAGCGCATGCCCTTCACGGAAGTCAGTTTGCAAAACCCTAACCCGTTCGCCGATATCCAATACCAGGTCCCGATAGGGACCGTCTGGTGGAATGGCCTAATCATTCCCGGGACCGAGGTCATCAGGTTCGACGGCGACGGCCTAGGTGGCTGGCTAGTAACCGGAGCCGCCGCGATCAACACCGCAGCTGCACTCGAAGCCGCTACGCAACAAATGGCCGAGTATCCACTACCACAAATTGTGCTAAAGAATAACGGCGCTGACCTACCGGCCACGGCCGTAGACGCTTTGCTCGATGCCTGGGAGGCCGCACGTCAGTCACGAACCACTGCCTACGTAAACTCGACAATTACCACGGACGCTATGGGATGGAACGCAGCCGACCTACAGCTCGTAGCGGCCCGCGAAGAATCAGCCCTAATGATGGCCCGACTATGCAACCTCGACCCCGTATGGGTCGGCGCCGGTGTCCCCTCGGGCAGCTTAAATTATTCAAATAGAGTCGATTTATATAGGCAACTTTTAGACCTGTCGCTCTCACCAATCATGGCGGCGATCGCGCAACGTTTAAGTATGAACGACGTCACGCCGCGGGGCCGTGAGGTCAAGTTTGATACGACGACATTCTTGCGCTCCAACCCTGCCGAGATATCAGCTCTAGCAAACATTCTGATACCGCTCGGCGTGCTAACTCCCAACGAAGTGCGCGGCTTACTCGATCTACCAGATTTGGAAGTGACAATATGAACAAGACTGAGACACCATTTGACCTAGTTGTCGACTATCGGGAGGACCGGGCCGACGGCGTAATTGCCACAATGTACGGCCGGGCCGTACCGTACGACACCCCGACAACAATCTCAGGTGTTGAGGAATCGTTCGCACCTGGCGCATTTGACCCCGCGGCCGTGATTGGCAAGCCTCTAGCGTGGCGGCATGACGCCCCGGTAGGTGTCATCACTGACGCAAGCAACGAAGCCGACGGACTTTACATCACCGCAAACATTCTCGACACCGTGCAGGGCCGCGACGCCGCGACACTAGCTAAAGCCGGAGCCGTCAAGGGATTGAGCGTGGGGTTTGCGCCGCTAAAAAGTTTACGGAATAAGACAGGCTCAACAATTAGGCACCTAAGCGCTCAACTATTTGAGACGTCACTAACACACATGCCCGCCTATTCGAGCGCGGGTATTTCATCTATAAGAGAAGAGACGACAATGGATCCAGAAGAGATCACCGAAGAGGCCATAGTGGTCTCAGAGGACAAAGAAGCACGCGAAGCGATCGCGCAGGTGCGTGAGAGTGTCGCAAAGATTGAGGCCCGCGCATTTACCGCCGAGCCCGTTCACCCGTTGGCGCAGTACCGCAGTTTTGGCGACTACTCCAAGGCAGTACTTAACGGCGAGACCGAAAGCCGCGCACTATTTGACCAGGTCACAGGCGACAGCCCCGGAGTATTGCCCCCGAATTGGATGCTCCAGGTCATGGGAATTATCGACCTCGGACGCCGGGTAATTAACGGAGTCGGCGGGCCACAGTCCGCAGGGACCGCAGGCATGGATATAAATTGGCCTTATTTCGACGGGTCATTGACCGCGATTGTAGAAGCACAGGCGAACCAAAAGGACGAAGTCAACTCAGTACAAATCAGTATTGAAAAGGGCACCGCAACACTCGACACCTACGCGGCAGGCTCGGACATCTCCTACCAGCTCCTGCAACGGTCAAGCCCGTCCTACCTTGACGCACATAACCGCATCATGGCCGCGTCATACGCCACCGTCACAGATCGTAAGTTCACGGCCGATCTTTGGGACGACGGCACCGGTATCCAAGATTACGACTTTGCGGCCGACACCACGGGTGCCGGATTCCGAGAGGCCGTATTTGCAGCATCGGTCAGTGTTGAGGACGCTACAGGGACACCCGCGACCGCGGTCTTTGTCTCAACGGCAGTCTTTACCGCTATCGGTGGTTGGTCTACCTTCCAGCCAGAGCCTTACACGGTCCAGAACGTCTCGGGTGTTGCGACCGCGTCCACCTTGCGGGTCAATGTGTCGGGGCTTCCTGTTATCCGCGCCGTCTACCTTGACACAAACGCGGCTTACAACGCGATTGTGACTAACGGCGCCGCGGCCCGTTGGGTTGAGGACGGCCCACGCCTAGCAAGTGCCGAGAACGTCGGCCAGTTGGGACGCGATATTGCGATTTACGGGTACGGCGTCACCGCGCCATTCTTGCCCGCCGGCATTGTCAGAATGACAAACGTCTAAACCGGGTTAGGTTAGGGGATTACTGATGGCACTAGTGAGCGGTCAAAATGTGGCGGATGCGCTACAGCTGACCTATGCGGATGACGCGGCCGGGTTTACTCAGGCCGCCGCAGCTGCGCAACTCACTGTCGGTAATCTCCTAACCGCCACCGCACTAGCCGCAGAAAATGCAGCGTGCAAAGAGGCGGCGCTACAGGTCGGGATCGAGATCTACCAGGCACGCACCTCGGTCGGTGGGCAAATAGTTGCGGTCGACTTCACACCCGGCCCTTACCGGCTAAGTGTTTGGTTAATCCGCAGGGTCTACGCCCTGATAGGTCCATACATGAACCCCGCGGGGATGGTGGGATGAAATGCCCAACGCCCTCTCCACGGATGCGAGGCTAGAGCTAGCCGGACTCCTAGCTGCGGTCACCGGTTACAAGGTCCACGACGTTGCACCTAACGTACCGATACCGCCGTGTCTAGTGATCGTGCCAGATACGCCATGGATAGTTCCCGAGCGCATCGGGTCAGTTCTTAACTACCGGCTCCGGCTCAAGGTCCTAGTCGTGGTGGACTCTCGAAACAATGCGGCCGCGCTAAAAAAAATGGAGTCCGCGGTCGAAGCCGTAGCGGTCGCAGTCGGGGACAGTTTCATAATCGACCAGATAAGCCCTCCACAAATAACCGACACCGGAGCCACCGCGGTGCTCGTATCCGAAGTATCGACCACCTCACACATAATCGACGCATAAACTATTTAAGGAGTTAGTCATGGCAGTAGTAGCAGTCGCCGGATACACCTTCACGGTGTCGCTCGCAGCGGGTGACGTGAGTGATCAGATCACCGACGGCACCATCACACAGACCGGCACCGTAGTACGCACAAAGACCCTAGGCGGCGTGAACTTCACACAAACCGACTTCACCTCAGCGGCGTCTTTGTCATTCCTTTACGACGGGGACGCAGGCGTATACAACACCCTCTCCGACGCGGTCACAGCCCTAACCGATGTCGCCGTAGTCATCACGGGATCAACTGGCACCTTCACCGGTGACATGTACCCCGAGTCCGTTGAGATTACCTACGACTCGGCTGGTGTCGCTACCTGTAGCGCTTCACTCGTCGGCACCCTGGTGCTTTCGTAATGCTCCCAACCATGGTGGTGGTACTCGATGGTCAACCGGCTGTCGAGTACCAGGCCACCGCGGCGGATATGTGGCTATGGGAGGACCTGAGCCAGAAGTCCATCGGGACAGGCGCAGAGTACGGGCTACGGCTAACTCTTGCCTATATCGGTGTCACGGGTAAGGAACCAAAGAACCTAGCCGAGGTTCGCACATGGGCCCGTGAAAATAAAGTCCAAGTGGACGTGGGCAAAAATGTGGACCCTACCGAGCCGGATCCTTCCGGCGCCTAGTGGTCCGACTGGCCGTAGCTCTCAACCGGCCGGTGCATGAAGTGTTGACGTATGACCCGCAGTTATTTACGACGCTAGTCGAGGAGGTGTTCACGGATGGCAAGCCAAAAGAAAGTTGACATGAACGTGCCCGGCCTACGTCAGCTACTCCGAGACATGAACAAACTCGACAAAGAAGCGAAAAGCGAACTCCGCAAATCCTCACTATCTATCGCCAAGCGTTACATGGTCCCAGCTTGGTCTATGGCCGCCCTGGAGGCCGGACCGTGGGGCGACAAAATCCTACGCACCATTAAAGCTAAATCGGACCGCATACCCGTAGTCATAATCGGATCTAACCGGGTAGCGTTTAAACGTGGCGCGTCAGTCAACCAAATAAAGACCGCGTCATCATTCGGCGTATCTAAGCGCGGGCGCAATAACCCGAAAGCCGCGGGAGCGGTCGCGGCGTTCGGCACCGGGACCGGATGGATGAAAGGCGTCGGCGCATCCTACAAAGAACCCGCTATGCGTGAATGGGGATTAGCGGCCGACAAAGTTGTCGCTAATTGGCAGACTAGGCGGGTGACTTACTAATGGCAATAGCAGGCCAAGGCGGCCGTACCTTAATGGTGTACCTAGCGGCAGACACCGCAAATTTTAAGCGCAACATGACCTCGGCGGAAAACTCGGTTACCGGGTTCGGTGGCCACGTCGACAACATCGGCGGAAAAATGGCCAACGTACTAGGGCCCGCCCTGCTAGGTGTCGGCATCGCAGCCGGGGCAATGGCCGCCAAATTCGCCGTAGACGGTGTGCAGGCGTTCGTAGCCGATGAGGCCGCAGCTGCGAAACTAGCCACAACCCTAGGCAACCTCGGATTAGAGCAAGCCACTACACAGGTCGAGTCATTTATTGACTCCCAACAAAGACTCACAGGTGTCGCGGATGACGAGCTGCGGCCGGCGTTTGATCGCCTTATCAGGTCAACTCAAGATGTCGGGACCGCCACAAACGCCCTCAAACTTGCGCAAGACATCGCGGCAGGAACCGGCAAAAGCCTTGAAAGTGTCGCCGCGGCCCTCGGAAAAGCCTACGACGGCAACACCGTTGGACTTGGCAAACTTGGCGTAGGGCTAGACGCCGCGACTCTACGCACCGGCAACATGAAAGAGATAACTCAAGCCCTAGCCGACACGTTCGGTGGGCAGGCTGAGACGGCCGCGGGCACATACCAAGGGCAACTTAACCGGCTTACGGTTGCGTTCTCAGAGCTGCAAGAATCATTTGGCCGTGGATTCATCACGTCACTAGGTAACTCAACCGCCAAAACTGATGAACTAATGCAAGCCATGAAAGACCTAGAGCCCGTCCTACAAAGCATAGGTAGCGAACTAGCCAGAGACCTAGTGGCGCTAGTCGACTTCGGCCGCGGCTTCCAAAACTTCCTAAGACCATTAAACGAATTCGAGAACGGATCGACCCGCGTATTCAACGAATTACAAAGACAACTAGCGCAAAACCTATTCGACGTCCAAGCCCTGAAAGACGCCTATAGCGGTCTAGCCGGAGTTGCTAGCGGATTTGCCGGCAATGCGGCCGTCGGTGGTGGCGGCGGAGCTGGTAGCGGCGGCTCATTCGGCGGCACACCAGGCATGGCCGGAGTCCGGGAAAACGATCCGAGCGTTATCCGAGCCAACCTAGCCGCGCAGTGGGCCGACGTGCTAGACAAACTAAACCCGAAACTAGAGGAAAACCGGACGGCGTCGAGCGGCTCAGCTAAGGCTACGACGTCGATAAGGGACGCAATGAAAGCCGCGTCCGACACGGTTAACACTATGTTCCAACCGGCCCTAGACGTCGCACAGACCGCCCTAGACGCAGTCCAAACCGCATCCTACGCATACGCGGAAAGCCTCAAGGGTGCAATAACCGGGACTATCAGCCTGGCGTCCGCGTGGGCCGCGGCGGAAAAGAAAGCCGAACCAGGCGAAGCGTTCGCCGCTAACGCCCTAACCGCGTTCCAAGCCCAAATAGGTGACGCCACCGGGTTCGCTAAAGCCATCGGCAACCTAGCCGCCCAACCTGGCGTATCCCAAGCCCTCATCGACCAGCTCGTGGCCGTCGGTCAGGCTCAAGGCCCCATAGCGGGCACCGTGTTGGCTAACGAAATTATTAGCTCGGGGCTAGTCCCCGAATTGGCTACGCAGCTGCAAAGCCTAGACATATTCGCGGGCGCTACCGGTGAGGCCGTGTCCGCTAAGTTTTACGACCAGGGCGTCATCTCCGCTACCCAGGTGCTGCAGGGTATTTCTGATGAGATTGTGGCGCAGCAAAAAGCCCTCAAGAAACTAGGCCAAAACATTGGCGAACCTATCGGGAACGAGATCACTAAAGAGATCTCCGACGCGATTGACCGCGGAATAGCCAGAGCTAGGAAAGCCGCAGCGGACGCCGAGGCCGCAGCATTTACTAGGCAGACAGCCGCTAGAGCAACACAGACCGCTATAGGGCAAGGGATCACGGCAATTATTCAGCAGACCGACCAGCGGACCGGCTCATTACCGGCGGCGGCGCTCCGATGACAGCCCCAACCATTACCTCGGTCACCATTAACTCGGTCAACCTCGACCTCGACGACGTAATCCTAGACGTCATAATCACGCACGGCCGGGGTGCGATCACGGACGCCGCTAGCCCGTCCACTTTAGATATGCGGATATTTGCTACCGGCCAAATAACCGTCCCTTACACGTTGGGGCAGTCAGTCAACGTGAAGGCCGACACGGTGGACAGGTTCACCGGCGCGATCACGGACATGGCAATATCGCACGCGACAACCATTGACGGCAATCCCCCAATGACGATCATTGACGTTACGGCGGTCGGATTATTGGCAAACCTCTCTCGATTCTACTACGACACAACCCGACCTGAAGAGGATCTACAGGCCAGAGTCGACGCTATTTTGACCGCTACCGGGCTGACCTATTCGGCGCAGGCAGACCCCGGCTACCTACTGCTCGAGGTGCTAGCGGCCGACGCGGTCCTAGAGGACGCTCGCACGCAGCTCGATGTCTTGAATGATTGGACCGGCGGGACCCTGTACGACAAGCCCGACGGGACCGTCGTTTTCGAGTCCTACACCCGGCGCGGATACAACTACGCGACGGCGACGTGGGATGACATGCCCCTCGACTGGGATAACACGACCGGCGACTGGGCAAGTCAAGAGGCCGCAGGCTCAGCAGCACCAACCGCGGTAACCCTGCCAGTCACGGCCGTAGTGTGGGAACCACGGTGGCAGGCCACAGCCTCCACAATTGTCAACGACGTAACGGTGTCTTATGGGGCCCTTGACCCCCAAGACACGTTTAACCAGGTTGACGCTGCCAGCGTCGCGGCGTTTGGATCTAGGGCTATCACAATAAACACCGGCCTAGCCGACGTCGACGACGCAGGCAACCGAGCCAGCCTAGTACTCACGGCGCAAGCCACGGAGCGGTGGACCCTAGGTGGGGTCGAGATCCTTATGGAAACCCTAAGCGCACCGACGTTAGCCTTGGTTATGGGTTTGACGTCCGGTGACCGGGTCATCGTGACCGGCCTACCGACACCGGGACCCATTGCACAATTCTTAGGAGTCCTCGAAGGCTGGACAGAGACCTACACAATCGACGGCTACCGGCTCACCCTCGCACTATCCGATCCCCGCTACTCCTACGCCATGTTGCAATGGGATGAAGCGGGCGCCGCGGACTGGCAAAACGTACCAATAACCACAACTTGGTCGGACGTAATCCTACAATCAGACCTAACATAAGGAAGGACACAGAATGGCAACGACTACTTACGGCACGCCATACGTGGCAGGTACTGACCTAGTCGCGAACTGGCCCGCCGCATCTCTAACGGTCGCTAACTCGATCGACGCCGCGGGATATTACGTGGGCCGCGGAATCAACGCTCAGGTGGCGTCGTATACCACGGTGCTCACGGATGCCGGTAAAACTGTCTCGATGACAGCGGCCGGAGCAAACACAGTCACAATCCCGGCTAACGCGTCGGTGGCCTACGTGGTCGGGACGCGCATAAACATCCTGAATCTTGGGGCGGGTGCTTGCACACCGACCGCGGGGGCAGGTGTCACCATCGCGGGGACGATCACGGCCCTAGCGACTAACGGGGCCGCGTCGCTAATTAAAACGGCTACTAACACTTGGTCGTATCTCCCTTTCGATAGTGGCACCCCGACCCTGACCTCGGCGGACGTGTCAAGCACAACAGGGTCACCAACAATTACGACTAGCGGCATATACACCATTTATCAGTTTATCGGTTCCGGGACAATAGTTTTTGGCAAGGCCGGATTATGCGATACCGTTGTAGTCGCGGGTGGTGCAGGAACAACAAGCGGTGGCGGTGGTGCTGGTGGATATTTTGATAGCACAGTTTATGTGGATGCGGGCACAGCGACTGTCACGATTGGAGCAGGTGGCGCCACCGCCACTAATGGCGCTAACGGTAAGTTCGGTAAATTTGCGGTTTTAGGTGGTGGCAAGGGCGGTATCATAAATGCAAACGACGCGGCAAGCGGCGGCTCCGGCGGCGGTGGGGGTCGAGCAAGTTCACTTTCAACCACTGGCGGTACTGGTTTATCCGGTCAAGGCTTTGCTGGGGGCAATAACGTTGCAGTAAGTCCTTACCCCAGTGGCGGTGGCGGTGGCGCGTCTGCCGTTGGCGCCAACGGTGTCACAACGGCGTCAGGTGCCGGAGGTGCTGGCACGGCGTCATCCATAACTGGCTCTAGCGTCACTAGAGCCGGTGGTGGCGGTGGCGGTGGCGATTCAACATTAGGCAACACAGCCGGGGCGGGTGGTGCCGGTGGCGGCGGTGCTGGTTCTGCAACGACAACAGGGACCGCGGGCACCGTGAACACTGGCGGCGGCGGTGGCGGTGGCGGTCAAAGCCCCGGAGGCGCCGGAGGCTCAGGAATAGTTATCGTAAGGGTGGTGACCTAATGGCACATTACGCATTAGTAAATGAAGGCGTTGTTACTAACGTGATTGCGGTCGCTAACGCGGCGATAGATGACTTGCCGTTCCCGGAGTCTGAGCCGGTCGGTGTCGCGTTCATTGCGACCCTGCCGGACCTTGCAGCACAAGAAGGCGTTTGGTGGGAGTGTTCATATAACAATAATTTTAGGGGCGTATATCCGGGCATGGGCTACACGTTCGACGGCACCGACTTCATCCCACCGGCACAGCCTGAGCCGGAGCCTACGGCGGACGATTACACAGTCCAGCCCGAGCCAGTGATCGAGGCCCCATAATGGCTAAACTAGTTAAAGGTGGCGTCACGCTTAGGGACCAAGTAAATAAGCGGTTCCCTAAAAGGAAGAAAGACTCCGACGGGTGGATTGGAAATTCCGACCACCAAAGCCGGGAGTCGGACCATAACCCCGACGGCAACGGATGGGTCCACGCCATCGACATCGACAAGGACCTTGGGGCGAAAGGTGACGCTAAGAAACTAGCGGATCAGATTGTCGATTACGCCGCGTCAAAGAAAAAGGGCAGCAAGCGGGTTAAATATGTGGTCTTTCAAGATCAGATAGCGTCAGCCACTTATCCGGAAACGAAGTGGCAGTGGCGTGGTAGCGGCTACGGGCACTACGACCATATCCACGTGTCCTTTACTGCAGCTGCTGAGGAGGACGGCTCGGACTGGCCGCTACCTATCTTTACGGTGGCCGCCGAGTGAGCGACACGGTGGGGATGCTTACCGCTAGTTTTGGCTTATTGGTGGCAATCCTTGGGCTAGTGGCGTGGATTGCAAAAAGCCAGGCTAAAAGCCAAAAGCCCGACGGGGGACGCTCGATCTATGACATCGTGTTAAGGATCGAGAAGCGTATTGACCGGCTAGAAAAGCAGTCCGACGAGCACCTCCAACACCACCTAGAGGGGAAATGATGCTAGATAAACTAAGCGCAGAGAACCGACACATCATTCTCATACTCATTGTGGTAGTCCTAACGTGGGCAGCGGCTACTATCCCGGCCCTTGACCTTGACCCCATATGGGCGCCCCTAGCCGGTGGAGTGATAACGGCTCTATTGGCGTATTTCACCCCCTTGACCCGACAATATGGCGTAGGCTCGGCGCGTCCTACCAAATAACCCCGAGATGCCCGATATCTTAAAACCGTAACTACAACACGGGAGGCACAATGGAGTTCGTTACCACTACAGAGGCCGGCCGAATGTTAGGCGTCGGCCCCGACACCATCAAGAAATATTACGAGGTCGGAATCATCGACGGCCACAAACTACCGGGCCGCGGGGATCTCCGCATCGAGGTCGCATCAGTTGAAAGGGTCAAGGGTACGCGTGTTTCGGTGCCCATTCCGTCTAGCTCTGCGGTAGAGTGATGGCCGCCGCCGTGATGATTGCGGCCCTACTCGCACCTACGGCCATGCCGATCACGCCACCACCGGTATCGGTGTCTGTAAAAGATCCAGACCAAACTGGTGTCAGAGCGTCGGCCTACACGGGAAAGTTCTACCGCGCTAGCCAGGAGAACTACAGAAAATGCGTTGCCGGTCGAGAGGGACGTCACCAATACTGGACCACAGGAAATTGGAATTTTTACGAGGGCACCTACCAAATGACCGACGCCCTATTTACGGGCGCGGCTTGGATGATCGGCCGGGAACTTAAAACCACCTACAAGAATTGGGATGTCGTCCGCGCACAGCTCCTCGATACACCTGGTCATAAGTGGGGCCGGTTCTGGCAGGATATGGCATTTTATACCGTTTTGAATTGGCGGGGTGATGGTGTCGGCGCGTCACATTGGGCCGGGGGCCGTTACGGGTGCAAGATATGACCGTCGACCCAAGCCTAGTGTTCTTTGCGTGCCTAATCGGTGGTGCGGTGGTGTTGGCCTACTTTCTTGGGATCGAGGTCGGCAAAGATGGGCGACGTAATTAGATGTAGCGGGTGCGGGTGTTGGGTTTATGTAGCCAAAATGACACGGGAGGAACTAGATGCAAATCTACGAGAAGAGATACCCACGACCCGTCAAATCGACGGACCCGACGATAGCGGTCACGAAGTGGTCCTATGCGTCAGATGTCGACATCCTAGTAGCA